AGCAAGTTTGTATCCTTCAAGGGGTGTTGCGGATACACTTATATAAGTGTGTAGATCTCCCTTGTAATAAAACGGTGTGCATTCATAGTATACTTCTCCGTTGGACCCATCCCACGCGAATCCAGGTTCACCACGATAGGCATTTACATGGAACCTTCCCTCTTCATCATGATATCCGCAGCAAATAGGTCTATTGAAGAATGACACCTCGTCAAAGTCATTTATAACTATCTCGTCATCTACGGCCACTTGCGCTATCATTCCCACTGCATCCTCAACACGGATTCCATTTGGATTTGAGCCTTCAAATCTTACGCCATATCTTTTTACCTTGTCTCTCTCCAGGATTGTTACTCTTGCATCAAGATTGTTTATGTCCTTTTTCGTGGCCAGGGCCACCGTTGGATCCACTGTTATGTTGACCGCATCGGTATTTGAGACCTCAATTATCATCCTGATATAAAGGTCCTTTGCGCTGCCGTCTGATGTGATAGGTTTGTAAGTTTCGGGATATTTGCCAATTGCTATGAGATCACCTTCGCTGTCAAATACCCCGGCCTCTCTCACCATGAAACCGCCCTGGTCAGCTGGCACCACTGCTTCTATTACTATCCAGTATGGGTTCTCCGGATCTATTAAGACGCTGTTTATCTGTCCGCGCCAAACCTCTCTTTTAAGGCTTGTTTGAGATTCGGCAGGATCATAATATGATCCATTGCCGTCTCCCAGGGCCAGATGTATGAAGTCTATTTTTTCACCTCTTGCAGCTGCAGCTGCTAATTTATTTTTACCTATGGCTGTTAATATGGTATAAAAGGTTTGAGACACTCAATTCACTTCCTTTCTTGGGTATATAGTTATTTCCTCTGTGTTGTTATTGCCTATAGCAGCTTTAATGCTGCCCATGGAAGCTAAGTTTTGTTTGATATATGGATATATTTTTACATCATCGCTGATGATTATTGCACTGGCTAGCCTCATTTTGGCAGCGCTTTCTATGTTTGTTTTTATCTCAGGATATACCGTTATTTCTTCTGTGGATGCAGTATTGCAGGCTAAAAACATTCTCAAGCGACTAATGAGATAAATATTAATAACTTCCAGCCAAGATCTCGCATTTTTGGTTTTATTGACTAAACTGTCCATCCTGGCCAGGGCTTCCTCTGTTATTTCTTGGTCCTCAACTTCAATATTTATCCTAAAACTATAAGGCACTCCGCCATATTCGAACCATTCTTCGACCTGTCCTTTTCCGAATATCTCTGTCACAATTTCTTCTACGGCTGCTGGAGTGCCTTTTCTTTTGTGCCATCTTATTGAGTTTTTAACAAGCGTTCTTCTTATTTCAAGAGGTAAGCTTGTATCATAGAAATCGACATGTCGTTCCCATGCCAGAAGATCCACCAGGTCGCTCTCCAGTTCGTCTATTCTAGGCATTATTATGCAGTGTTTGGCCTCATTTACAACTAGCAAAAATTCATCGTCTACTGCCTTTGAGGCTGCTATTATATCCGGGTCGTGCCGTAAGTTTGGCGGCAAGAGATCTAGGAGCTTGACTTCATATATATCAATCATCTTCAAGCCCTCCATAAGTTACGGATACATTTTCAGCGACCGCAACCTGGTTTTTCTCTAGTTTTGCGAACACTGGTTCTACTATTTCAATCCTTTTTGCCCCAGCCTGAATAATTCTTGCGATAAGTTCAGACGGATTTATATCTCGTCCTATCTTTGATCTTTGCCATATTTGAAATTGAGATATCGCATTATCTACCCTTTGCCTTATAGATGTTTCTGCGGTCTCATCTTGGGTTCGAATATAATAGGTTAAGTTAATATTATAGCTTACTTTATCCGGAGCACCTACCAACACATGGTCAGTTAATGGTCTTTTGTCTTTAGCAGATAAGTATTCTTTTAATCCATCTAAAAACGCTTGGCCAGGTATTTCTCCATTTTTAAGAAGAACTCTTATATCTACAGTGCCAGGGCCTGGTGAAGACACTGCAACATCTTCTATAAGCTGGCTATATTTTTTTGCAAAAAACTCATAGCCCAGCTCAGGGCCAGCAGTGCTATATCCTTCAGGGGCCAAATTTATCCTTTCTCTATAACTCTCATCGCCTTCCTCATCGGCGCCGCCCTGACTTGTATCTATATTTTCAACATTTGCAATCCATGGGATAGGATCGACGAGTGTATTTATCTGGCCCGGAGTAAAGCCGTTTCCTATTTCGCCGGCTACGGTGCACTCATTGACAGCTATAACTTCCGTTGCTCCAGCCGGCACTTCGATTGTTTCTAGAGTTTGAAAATATACATCTTTTTTTGACCTTACCCGAGTGCCGGCGGGGATATATTGTATTGTTGGCAAAGGTGTGCTTAAAATATATTTCATGGTTACGGTTGCCTTTTTTGCATCAGCTCGCGGAACACCATGTTCTGCGCCCTTATGATCAAGAAATGGTCCTTTTGCATACTTTAGCAGATTTTGTTTTGCTGAGTAATCTATTAGCTGACGAAGTTGAAACTCGCGAAGTGCCTGGCTGTATAGCCATATTCTTATCGGGTCTCCTGGGAATAGCTTTTTAACTTCTCCGGTCTGCTCATAATATGCCTTTTCATAACCGGAAATAGTATCCGCCAATATTTCTTCAATGCTTTTTTGTGCAAAACTGACATCAGGGAGCTTATCGAGGTGCATCTTATGCCACCCCCTCTTTAAGTGTAAAAGTGACCACTGGAATAATCACTCCATCCTCATTATTCCTGGCCGTCTCGATGAAATCTACTTTGGTAACGGTTACACGCGGTTCGTTCCTATGGATAGCCTCAATTACTTCCGTTGATGTTCTGGCTTTTGCTATTGGCAAAGGCTCATCAAGAGGTGGAGTAATGCCAAATTCCCTATCAAGTGGCACTGAATATTTCGGAGTTGTAAGGATTGTATATATATTTTGCTTGATCTCATCTAGGCCGGTGGCACCAAAATTTATGCGAAATTGCGAATTTGAGCTTACGGTATATTCCACAGCACCACCACCTTTAAATATACTCTTCCAGTGTTAATTCCACCGAACTAATTAACACATTGCCTCTATTATCAATATGAGTCCATTTTTGAACCTGAGATTTTATAACCCATTTATTCACTCCTATGCCTTTTCCACCAATAACAAGCGGAACGGCTTCTCCTGAACGTGCAAGTGCTATCAATTCATCCATCTCTTTTCTAGGATTAATTCCGTATGCTACATCAAAGCGTATCTCAAAAGTTATCACATCCAGATCCGGGCCTAAAAACTCAGATTTAGGTTTTTGCAAATGTATTTCATGTTTTGCCCATCTACCTTCGGATGACCTTTCAAATTTGTCGAATGTGCGAACCGTCTCAGCCGATACAACAAAAACTACATTCCCTAAAGCTCCAATCATGAAATCACCGCCTTTATTGTGGCTTACCTAGCAATGGGTGCGTGTGATTCTTTAGACTTATTCCGTCTGCTATTACATCACCGGTTACGTTTACATCTTTATTTGCCACGATATTAATTGGCCCTGTTGCATTAATAGTAAGGGTGCTCTTTGAGCTGTCGTATTCTATTTTTGTTCCATCCTTGAAAACTACCATTCTTTTGTTACGGTCATCAGTAGGAGGCCTATCTTCATCGTTATACACGGACCCTATGATAAATCCTTCGGCATTTCCGGTGGGCAAAAATATGCATACTACCTGTTCACCAACATCCGGCATGTAGTAATCTTTGTTATTGCGCGTTTGGCGTTGTAAAACTACTAGGTTATGTGATACTACATTTTGAGCTCCAAAAACCACTCTCGCAGTAGATTTTGAAGGGTTAACCGAAGAAACTACACCGACCTTTATTATGTTTTTTAGCAATTTTAATAAATGGACGTTCATTAATACCCCTCCAATACTCTTCGAAGCTCAAGCTCTGTAGTATAACCCGCGCTCCCGCCTTCGTGTTTAGCCTCAGTTATAAAATATTTGCCATCAAATCTTCCCCAGCCTTTTAGATTAACCGTCACGCCGCTTACAAACCGAACATCCCCTGATAATTTAACATTGAAGGTGGTTTCTTCCTTGTTTTTTTCTCGCAAGCTTTTCTTCGCCAGCCGTTCAGCCTCGCTATAACTTGAAACCCTTTCGTTAATGACAAGGGTCCTCCCAACCTTTGGGCCATTGGGCGGGGTGTAAGTATATATGATGGGCTCTTTCTTATCTGACGCTTGATATTCAACCCGGCAAGCTGAATATATATCCCGAGTCTTAGAATTTCCACTATAGCTGATTACATTAGAGGATCCACGGGTAATAGTTGCAACCGGTTCCTGTTGCTCATATTTGCTGTCGTCAAAAATGATTATCGTTTTATTGGTAACTTTCAGCGATATCCCGGCTTCTTCGCAAAGCCTTTGAAGAAATGCAATATCAGTTTCTTCTGTCTGCTCAATCCTGTCATATTCGGCATCATATTCAGTATCAAAAAACAGCTCCAGGCCGGATCCGCTAGCAATGTCGCTTGCCACGATAGATAGTCTTGTATTTTCCCACGCCCTATTCTTGTCTTCATCCCAAAGGGACGATGATACCGGCACCGAGACGCCTTTTATAGTCACAACATCTGGAGGGCCCTGCAGGTCAATATCGTCTATTTCAAACTGGCCCAGAGGCAGTCTTTGAACCTCTCCCTCGTAATTCCAGTTTCTGGTTATTATTTCGGCTGTAAGTGTAGCCCCCTTTTCGGGGAACCAGCTGGCTTTCCAAAGATCTTCTTTATCGTCAAGATTGATTTGCAAGTCATCAGCCTTACCATTTGAATAGTCGCTATATGAAAATCCAATAAGAAACCTCCTCAGGTCTGCACTGATGTTCTTGTTGTTGTAATTCACATTAAGTGTTGCTGTCCTCGCCTGAGCCACTAGATCACCTCTTCCAGGGCGGTAAAGTCTCCGGTGAAGGAATCTCTATATCTGGAATTCTTAATTTGATTCCTGCATCGAAAATTACAGTTTTAAGATGCTCTGGGTTGGCTTCAATAAGTTTATCAGCATATATCTCTGTTCCGTATACTTTGTATGAAATCATATCCCACATATCACCTTGTATCGTTGTATATATACTCATCGAAACGCCAACCTCTCTTCCTGTCGTTTTAACATTTTTAATTGCTCAATAAGGCTTCTATTGCTAGTTTCAAGAGCCATTTCAACTTGCGGCCTGACGTTCTCACCGCCGGTAACATATATTTTGGGTGAGTTTTGGATTTGAAATATTACATCACCCCTGCCGGTTTTGGCGGTTTTTATGCCTAATAATTCACCAGTCTTCGCCCATAAAGACATGGCATTTGATGATCCATCTATCGGAATTACCGCTTCAGGCCCTTTTTCAGCAAACCACGCTAAATGAGGCTTTGAAAATATGCCGCCTTCAGCATGGCCAGGAATCTCAATCGATACATTTCCACTTTTGCCCTTGCCTTTACCGAAATTAAAGAGGTTTTTGAACCAGTTTGCCTTGTCTCCAAGCCATTTGAATATTCCTGAAAACTTTTCCCTTATCGAATCTATAAAGCGTTGCAATGCTTCCAATGGTGAGTTCCATATAGTGGAGAACCATTCTCTGACAGTATCCCAGTTTTTGACAAGTGCATAACCTGCTGCTATTAGCCCCGCAATTGCCAATATTACAAGCCCGATTGGGTTTGCGCTCATAGCCGTATTTAAGAGCCATTGGGCAGCTGTCCAGGCTTTCGTTGCTATAGAAATGGCCATCATTTTAGCATGATAAAGAATAAGTCCGCCTACGTTCAAAAGGCCTCTTCCAAGGCTCATGGCCGTATTCCATAGCCACTGGGCACCTGTCCAGGCTTTTGTCGCTATAGTAGCAGCTTTTTGAGCAACTTCAGCTTTTTTGGTCCAGGAATAAAACTTTACAAACGGCGTTATAACTATCCCGGCAACATATCCTAGGCCTGTTATTGCAACGCTCATTCCTAACACTGCTGCGGTTCCTGTTACTATTAACCTTGTGAGCTCCGGATGTTTTTCCGACCATTTCGTAATCCGGTCAATTACTACCATGCCTTTTTCCGCAAGTGCAGAAACATGAGGCAAAAGTATACTTCCGATATTGATGCCGAATGCCCTTGCATAGTTCTTCAGTAGCTGCAATTGGTTTGCAGTAGTTTCAGATCTGGCCTCAAATTCCGCTAACATACTTCCAGTATATAATGTGGCATCGCCGACTTTGTTGAAGTTTTCTTCTAGTGCCTCAAGATTTGTAAGTAAGGGTGCTAATGCTCCTATGCTTTCTTTGCCAAAGAGTTCCCTCATGACCGCAGCTTGTCTTTCTTTAGGAAGTTTTTGCAAAGCTCTTAAAACCTGCATTATTGCACCTTCGGCATCTTCCTGCATTGCTATGGCCATTTTCTTGGCATCAAGACCAAGTGTCTTGAATGCTTCAGCCTGCTTCTTTGTTGCGCTTTCACCGGCCGTTAATGACAATATAAGATTTTTGATTCCGGTTGCTGCGACTTCTTCTGAAATACCCGTAGCAACCATTGTGGCACCAAGAGCAGCTATTTGTGCTGCAGCCGCACCCCCTACATCTCCCAAGGGACCTATTCTTTGAACAACTTCAGATATTTGGGGGGCTGAAGCTGCAGTTGTGTTGCCAAGATAGTTTATTTGGTCCGCCAGCACATTCACTTCATCCTGGGTCATTTTAAAAGCTGACCGCCATTCTGCCATAGTTTGGCCGGCCTCTTCAGCGGTAATATCAAACGCGACTCCCATAATAGCAGCACTTTCCGCAAACTTTACAAGTTCGTCTCTTGCTATTCCCGCTTGTCCTCCAGAGGCAACTATTTCAGCAAGGCCCTCAACGGTCATGGGAATGCGCCTTGATAACTCCAGTATGTCTTGTTCCATTTCTTTAAATTGCTGCGGTGTGTCAAAGTCTACTACTTTTCTTACATCAGCCATACTTGATTCAAAATCCATTGCGAATTTAACCGGAATACCTACTGTTAAAGCAGTTTCAATTGCCCCTAACATTCTTGAGCGCATCTCTTTTCTGAAAGTATCTACTCTTTTATCAAGCTCAATGGCCCTGGCAAGGTTTTTCTGCGCTCTTTCGGCACGCTCAAGCTCTGCAGAAAGCTTTTTATGGGCCGCCGCATATTCTTCAGTGCTAATTTTCCCATTTTTTTGGGCCCTTTCCAGCTCCCGGATTTGGGATCTGATGTTTGATATGTTTTGGTTCATTTTTTGCAATCGGTCGCTGGCGGTCATAAAAGCACTGTTCAGGGAGGAATTCACTCTCCCTGCTAGCTCAAATGCTATTTCAAATACCTTGGCCATCCGTTAACCTCCCTTCTTCCTCAACTCAAGCAATGTGCCAACCCACATGTCGAGTTCAGTAATAGGCCTTGATATCCAAAACTCTGCTGATGTAGCAGTGCTATATGCCATGATCAGTGAAGTTTGCATGATGGCTTTAACAGGATTTTTACCTATTACTGAAATAAAAAATCCTGCACCACCATCGTTACTAAGGTGAAATCCTTAGCCGATAACTGCAGGATTAATTCTGTTGGAACTTTGGCCGCTTTTGCAGCCAGAACTGCAAGATATGTTTTTGACATTTCGGAAACCGGGTAAGTATCTCCCATGAGCTTAGATTCGTTTGACGCGGCGATAATATCTTCACCATTTAAGGATTCTAAATCCAGCTTTAATTCCTTATATTCTTTGTCTTCAAATTTAATGGGCCTGCTTAAAGGAACTCTCATATTATACTTGCTTTTGACATGGTTATACAGTTGCCCTAATTGGTTTTGGGCTTGCATTGGCATCGAATTGCTCATAATATTTCTCCTTTCGATTATAAAGAATTAACCCACCTTTTCAGGTGGGTTTTACTATTAAAGGCCAAGGGCCGTCCTGACATCCTTTAGGTAGTCCTTGCCGTTAATTTTGCAGATGTAGTTATATTTATCAATTTCTAGCACTTCTTTACCGTCAATTGTCATGTTTATATAGATTACTTCAAACTCGTTTGCAGCATCGCCCGTTGTGCCGACATCAAACTTTCCGAGTTCTGTAGTCTTTGGTATACATCTGAGCGTTACCTTAGTTGATGCAACTTTGTATTCACCTGTTCCGGCATTATATACCTGGTTTGCTCCGCGAAGGGTTAGATTGTGCGTCTTTGGCTGCGCTAGGTGAACAGTAGATTTTACCACTGTCCTCCAGTTCAGTTTTACCGTCATGCTTTCATAGTGTCCCAGAACAGGGCTGTCTACCTCGCCGGCAATACCTGCACCTTTTACGGTATCGGTCATGGCCTCAAGGCTCGGAAGTTCCACGTCTGCAACACCGAGAAGGTCATTTCCATCTTCGTATACACGAAAAGAGATTAACTTTTCTGGAACCTGATTCATCCCTTATCCCCCCTTACGCGAATAATGTCTGGAAGTATCCAGGATCGATTTCAACTATAAACTCTATCACCCTATTAGGTGCTGGCGGTGTTACATATACGTGGAACCTATGGATTCCATCCATTAAGTCAGTAACAGGGTTTTCGATGTCTAAAAACTCTACCCTACCACCAAGCAGGTATCCTCTGGCAACTAAGCCATTCAGCCATATATTTGCCGAATCTACAACATTTTCAATGGCTCGCCTTGACGGCGGATCATCTACCTTCTGCCAATATGTGAGCACTAAAGTGTTTGATATCCAGTCAATCATTCTCCGCACAGGTATAAAGCTGTCTTTTGGATCCGTTACTGATGGATAGGCTCCCGTTCTATTGCCCCAGGCTTTCCATCCGCCGATGAAATTCAAACAAGTTACAATGCCCTGGCCATTTAAGTATGATGCCTGATCAGGGCCCAGAGCGATGACTTTGTCTCCTGCTACGGCGCCGTTGGCCTGTAAGTTCTTATTCGAAGGACTTACGTATGGTATATCGTCGTTCTCTGCATCGGTCCGGCACATTACACCTGATATTTGCGTAGAAAGATGATATACCTCATCCCCCAGTTTTATCTGTGGCCAACAAACTACCTGTCTTGCAGATGTATAGTTGTTTGTGTTTTTCCACTCTGATACATCCGTGTATTTTTGAACCTCATCGGTTGGAATGTCTACCACTGCAATACATCTGAAGTGTCCATTAATATTGCTTACCTTTGCCGTCATTACAGCTGCTACAACCGGATCCTTTGACCATTTTGGAGCAAGCACCATACCGGGAACTAGGCCAAAAAGAGGGAATACCTTATTCAGGGTTTCAAGGCCAGTGTAATCCCCAGTATCAATATCAATACCGCCAATGATATCATCGACTGTAACCAAAGATGCATCAACTTTGTCATATCCAATATAAAGCTCGGCTTGGTCTTTCGGAACACTACCGCCTTCGAGAATGGTTATAACTACATTGCCATCTTTATCAAAAGCTGCTGCATAATCCGTATCGCGGATTAAATCGGCTCCGCCTGCTTCGAGCTTTGCAGTAATAGTATTCAGTAAAACTCCATCATCTGTTATCAGGATTTCACCAGCTTCAATCGCCATTGAAATTGGCTCAACCGTCTTTGTATGTTTTACTGGGTCCAATACATTGACAAAGACTACAGGAGAACAGGCATATTTGCCAAAGTGCGAGTCCATAAACTCACATAGAGTGTATTTTTCCCAGTCTTTGCTGTATCCTAGCTGCTCGACTGCTTCAGCGTAAGTATAGCACAAAGTAGGCTTATGAGTAGGCGCCGGGTCTCTGGCCAAGTGAATTGGTGCTGTTCCGAAAACTACCGGTAGACCTGCGGTTGTTGAAACGGCAGGAGTTATTGAAGTATCCACTTCAGATACATATACGCCATGTCTATAGGCCATTATTAATTCACCGCCCTTCCATGTTCTTTTATAAACCTGCTAATTTGAGCAAAATATGTGTTTTCCGGTGTTCCTGCAATCCCTATTTTCCTTTCCGTTTCAGTAAACTTATCCACGGGAACAATCAAGTGTTTAATTGCCGGGCACTGGCTAATCAATGGGTCAAGATGTTCGGGTATTCCACCATTATAAACTGTATACCGAAGCATGGCCCCTCCCGGCAGATTAGGGCCACAGTAAATTACTCGGTTCGGTATATCAACATTTGTAGTATTACTTGTTTTCTTTTTCTTGCTCAAGATCATCCCTCCTCAAAAAGATCCACCTCGGGAATAACTTGAGCAACCACCCATGTGGTCGTCATTATGCCTATCCACTGTGGAAATGGCTGCTCTTCGGGCATTTCCCATTGTATTGGCTTTTCGAGCTGGTATCGCTTTCCGATGATATATTTCTTACAAAGTTCTTGACGGATACGTTCTATAATGCTGGCCACGTCTTTCCAGCCCTCCGTCGTTTCTTCACTATATGTCCCGATTATGAATTTGACAACGGCAGTTGCACTTTGCTGCGCATCCGTCCCTTTGACTAGTCTCACTATAACAAATGGGAAATCGAGTATTTCATCGTCACTATCGCCTTTGTATCTTGGCTGTTTTGGCGGCAAATACCCGGTTACCACTTGAGGCGGTTTTCGAAAATTCTCTTTTTTGGTTTCAAGGAAGTAATTTTTTACTACTTTTTCCGCAAGATTTTTTAACTCTTCCACCAAATAAACCGGGGTTATCATTTACCTACCCCTTTCAATAGCCTGTTTATTTCGTGCTCAAGCCTTTTTTCAACTTTTTCCCTTGCCTGTTCTTCAACATACTCAGTGACAGACTCATGGCCGAGCATTTGCGGAACCGAAGGACCATATAGTTGTTTTATCGGTAGCCGAGCTTTTCCGACCCGTTCAAACACTCCTACATGGCCAGATTCCATCTTTGCTACAAATGCCCCAGGAATCGGGCCTCCTCCACCTCTTGTTACCCTGGCTATAATCGGTTTTTTCCTTCGCGTCTTTGGCGGACTTGACGGTGTTATTTTGAATTTCGATAGCGCTACAGGGCTACCGGATGCTTTTACTATTGCAGTTAGATCATCGTATGTCGCTTTTTTAATTTGAATAGTATCCCTTACATCTTTGGCTTTGATGATATATCTTTCTCGCACCTTTTTTACTGCATCGGTCCTGGCGCCTTCAACCGAACGATTCAACGCATTTACGATGGCTTTTGAGGCCCCATTCGGTATATCTTTTAGCAGTATTTCTGCCCTTTCAATTTGCTTTGGATCAATTTGTATCACGATTCATCAGCTCCAAGAGTAATTTCCAGCACTCCCATATCCTCGGAGCACTCAACGACAAAATATAGCTTTCCATCCAGTCGTAAATCTTGGCCATAAACAGGTCGAAAGGGGAGATCTTTCGACTTTACATACACTACAATCTCCCCTTTATATATGCCATCGAATCGTTCACTTTTGTTCTGGCTCCTTATTTTTACTATGTCACTGTCAATTACCGCAGGAGCTTTATATCCGCCAATCTCGTGAATTTCGGCAAACTCATCTAGGTTGAAGAATGTATCTAAATCTGTTTTTGTGTAATCTTTAAACCTCATCATTTTTCAACTGCTCCTTAATAGCAGCTCTGATTTCTTTGACGGTCATTCTTTCATTCAATTTCATACCAAGTTCTGTACTGTAAGCTAATAGCTCTTTTTTGGTCATTGATTCAATGTTCGGCTGCGGATTATCAATCTCTTGAATATCCTCTATAGGTTCGGCATCACCCAAGCTAATAAGCCTGGATTCATCTCTTGAGTTTATATCTTCAATGATTTCTCCAGGCTTATATAGCTTACCGTTATGCCTTATTGTAGTTTTAGCTTTGACCGCCATTTACATCACCTTTGCAACAAACCAAGAATCCACCTCGTGAGGTATGGGCAAGGGTTTTGAATTGAGCTGTACAAACCTTCTTGATGGTTTTTTCTCCACCCAGGAATCAGGCACTCTGGGCCCTTCGACAGTGTAGAAATTACCGTCTTCATCTATAAGGGTTATAGCTGCATAGGCCATAGTATAATTTGCCCTGGTGCTAAGCAATAAAACAGTTCCATTAGGCACCAAGGGTTTTGTTTCAGGTTTATCTGGATCTGTCCAATCGTCTAAATACCACTCATTGTATTGATAAATATCAAGGCCTAGTTGATTAATGGTTCCAACATAGGTTACGCCGTTTGGAAGCTGTCTGGGTGCAATAATGGCAAGTTCATAATTTTTCACGTCAAGAACATCTTTTACCTTTGGATGCTGTGTGAATCTATTTGCAACATCGCCGGCCATAACGCATATGTCGGGATTTACAAGACCTTTTTTCTGGACCTGTTCATACCAGTTTTTGAGGTCTAGTAATGGATCAGATGCATCGTTGGACCATTGGTCATCTCCGGAAAGTGTTTCCTTGTTTGTAAACTGAAAATCTATTTCATAATCAAGCCCTTCACCTTTTACCGGTATTTTCCCGGTTATCAGGGCTTGTGCACACATCCACTCTTCTCTTCTGGTGATCATTTCATCCAATTTCGCAAGGTCTTGGCCAAGTTTTATTGCAGCTCTCTCGGCCGGAGTCATCCCACCGTAAAGAGGTTCTCCCGGAAGCCTGTTCATCAAATCATCAGCGGTAGTAATTGTGTCCGGTGCAACAAGTGCAGGTTCAAAAATATTGGTTGTATAGCCGGTGTTTTCTACCGTTTTTCCGCCAATTTTAGGATGCACAAACGGAGCTAATTTGCGGTTTCCTTTGACAAAATCAGCCTGCACGGTTTTGGTTGGGAAGGTCTCAATGTTCTTGAAAAACGTGGTTTTAAAAAAGGTGTGGACTGGTGCCATCCTTTCGACGGCCTTCATCATTGTTCTTGGTTCAAAAAGATTGATAGGCATTATCTATTCCCCCTTCTATGCTCATACTGTGGGCTTTAAAAAGATGCCCAGTTTTCTTAAAGCTACTTTGTAATCAGATACGGTTTTGCCTTCTGGTGCCACAATTTTGTTTTCGTTAAACTCACCAGTCATGTAAAGCACTATCTTTTTGGTTTCTTCAGCTTTTGTTGTTACGGCTTCTGCCGCTATCGCGTAAGCTTTATTGACATCTATTTCTTCTCCAGCAGGAGCTACTACAAAACCATTTGCATCAAGCTCAACTATTGCAAACTGCTGAATCTCCTGTTTCTCAGCTACAGTTCCTGTTTCTGTTACCACCGGCATTACATTGCCGGCAAAGATGTTTTCATATACAAAAGTTTCCTGGATCATTATTTATTCATCCTCCCTCTTTTGGTATTTGCTCCTTCAACCACCTTGTTGACGATCTTCTCCTCCTCGTCTTCACTTTCAATTGGTGCTGCAACTCCATCTACATTGTTAACTTTTGAGCTTTCCACATCCTGTTTCCTTTGCTCTAGAAAATCTTTTCCCCTTTGTTTTTCAGCCTTAATTAGCTCTACTGCGAGCTTTTCAGCCGTAATTCCTGTTTCATATTTTGCTTTATTGACGATATCGTCATAACCAGGGATAGATAGCTCATCAATGGCCTTCATTCTTTCTCTTTCAGCCATTACGCCCAGGTTAAAGACTTCGTCATAAATCTCCGGATGTTTTTCCTTCAGTTCCTTTAAATCCATTATCTTTTCCTCCTTTTCATATGCTAGGCCCGGCACATTTACCGAAGCCGCCACAGTTAAATTTGGTTTATTGATAAATTGCGGAACATTTTTGTATCGTGATAAATCATGCTCAATGCCATTGATAACTATTATTTTTCCATTTTGAACTGTTTCCACTGGCTCATCCTTTTCAATTTCATCTGCGAATCCCAGCTCGATGGCATCATTTGCCGTCATCCACGTTTCGGCATTCATCATTTTCTTTATTTCATCCTCGGTTTTGGTGGTTTTTGTTTTATACACTGCTATGATTGTATCCCTGACCTTGGCCAGCATTTCTGCGGTTTTCCGCATTTCATTTTCATCGCCCCAAGCTAGTGTCACAGGATTGTGAATCATCATCATTGAGCCGATAGGCATGATAATTTTATCACCGGCCATGGCTACTACAGATGCAGCTGAAGCCGCCAAGCCGTCAATATATACATGTTTTATAGCAGGATGACGTTTTAGCATCGAATACATGGCCTGGGCCTCGAAAATATCTCCGCCGCCGCTGTTAATGCGAACATTTAATAGGTCAACATCTCCAAGGGCTTTGAGTTCTTGATCAAGCTCTTTTGAAGTTATATCTTCGTCTTCATCCCACCATTTATAGGCCACAATATAGCCATATATCAATATTTCAGCTTCAACGAGGCCAGTTTCATTTTTTACCGCTGGTTTGATGTTCCAAAATTTCCTAAACGTCTGTTTTACTGTTTTGCTCATCTTTCACCAACCCCCCTTCCCTGCGCAATTTTTCTTCCCTGACTCTTTGTCTGTGGTTTTTATAGAAATCTCCTCCAGTAAGTTCAACGGTTTCTTTCGCTCTTGTGCTAAATCCTTCACTTACACGCTGAGCTGCTGCTTTTACTTCCTTCAATGGATCTATCTGACCCTGAGATGGGCCATTCCATTCGGCTTCACTGTATGCTTTTCTAATAATTGGATCGGAAAAGAATCCCGGCGCCGGCACTCTCCCTTTCGCCACTGCTTCAGCTAGCCATTCTTCGTATATTGGTTGGCAAAAATCTGATGCAAGCCAGGATCTTCTCATCCTGAACATCTTCCAAGCTTCCAGTAAAGCAGCCCTGCTTGCCGAATATGATGCAGTAAATTGTTTTACAAGTAGCTCATATGGGATTTCAAGTGCTGCCCCAATTTGTCTGCAAACGGCCACCACAAATCCATCGAATGCTGAGTTTGGCCTTCCGGGGTTGGCTTCCTTTATGGTTTCACCCTCTCCAAGAGCTATTATGGCCCCGTTTCCGAGTTCATAGGTGTTTTCATCTTCAATATCTACTTGATATTCTTCTGGAACTGACTCTCCAAGAGGAATTTCTGTAGTAGGGCTTTTTGTTTCGATGAAAACTGTATACATCCCGCTTACTACCGCTGCCATTAATTCGGCCTCAGTATATCGACTCAGCTGTTTTAAGCTTTCAATAACCGGGGCAAGTATTGGTACACCTCTTCGCTGTTCGGGTCTTTCAGCCTCCATTAGATGTAGTATGTTTGGCCGACCAGTGACTCTACCAAAAGCCTCAACTCTGACCCATTCATTTTGACCTATATCTGCAGATAAAGGGTGTTTTTGTGCAATGTAATAGGCCACCACTTCGCCGTTTTTGCCTATTTCAACACCGCCACTTATATCCTTATCTGGCGGTTTAGGCTGTGGATCGCAAACTCTATCAGCTTCTATAAGTTGTATCCGCAAGTCGTATGGCATCCCTGGCCTCGGTATGACTGGTAGCAGTGCAAAACAATCTCCTGACATCAATTGTGATAAAAAAGCCAATTGCTGCAGCTCATAAAAGTTATTCATGCGCTGAGCATCGCAAGAAACACTGCTGGCCCAGAGAGAAAATTCTCTTTCCACGAGCTCCTCCCAGGCTTCAGCCTCCTCATCGCTCATGCCTAAAAAATCAGCATCAATCTGTGCTTTTAGCTGCAAGCCTGCGCCTACAACATTGGTTCTCATTGTTTTTAAAGCGCCGGTAGCCAGTGGCGCTCCCATGTAAAGATCCCTTGAGCGCTCTCTAAGGATTGGGAGGTTTTTGTCGATATCTTCCTTGGGTGATCCTCCTTTGCTTATCCAGCCAACCAGACTTTTTTTGGTCCTACTCGCTCCATGATGGCCATATCCGCTATTGAGTATATCGAGCTGTTTTCTTGCTACTGCCCGTTTTAGTGCTCTTTCCGGTGAAAATACCGCAATTGCTCTATCAAGTATATTCATGTATCCATCTCACCACCTCCTATTTTACAGATCTCGTGGGACCACGCGGAAAACTCTACGAGGCCCGTTTATGCCAGCTGAAAGTCTTTCTACTTCGTTTCTCCAAAATTTTATTTGCTCTCTTACTTCGCTCAAATCAGCTCTAGTAATCCTTTTGGTGCCTATTTGATACGATTGACCTGTTGAAATTGCAAGTTCCGCCTGCAGCCATGCTTCTAGATGCTTTTTTGCTGTTTCTAAATCCCATGCCGGCAATTTATCACCTCCAAAGAAAAACAGCACCCATTTAAGGTGCTATAATCCTTTTGATATAACTCTTCTCCTCCTCGGTCTTGGGGGACCGGTCATTTTTTTATGTTGTGTATACATTTTACCTGTTTCTTTCATTTCTTTTAAAGCCTCTAGGTTTGGATTCAGTATCTCTAAAGCAGCTGTTGCATAGTTTCTAACATCAAGAGGTTCATTACTTACTCCTGATTTTTTTATCCACTCAATCTTGGGCCTGCCTTTTCTATACTTTATAATTCTCTTTTCACTTGCCAGGCCCTCAAAATATGTTTCATCGTATCCCTTCTCAGCATTGATTGGGAAATGACAGTATCCTGGCCCCTCAAATTCGATTTTAAGCCTAGTAAGTATCGTATCTTTTCCATTGTCTACGCCGAGAGTAAATAAAGCAGCCCTTTCTCTATTGTTCCTGCTGACTTTTCCCACAAACGGTATACCCATACCACCGCGGCCTTTGACGGCAAATATCCTGCGATGCTCTCTGGGTTTACAAAATTTATACACTTCCGTTGTAAAGTGTCCGCCTGAGTCAATACAAGCACAGGATATATTGATCTTTTCGCCATTTTTAAATGACCATTCTTGGTTTAAATACTGGTCTAGCTGATCCCATATGGCCTGCTGGCCAGGGTCTCCATAAAAAATCTTATATTCTATGCCCCAAGATTCTTTGCCTATTCCCCATCCTACTACTTCTACTTCAAGCCTATCATCCTGGACGTCTACACCTGCAGTGAGCACCAATACATCATCAGGAACCTCAGCGTCATAGCGCTCTCTTCGCTTCATCAATGTTTTTACTTCCAGGTCTCCTGCATGGTCTTCCCAGGTTTCCCCAAGCGCGGTGTTTACCCAAACCTTTAGCACTTCAGGGCCTTTTTCTTTGGCCTCTTTGAAGTCTTCTATGATTTCCTCCCATCGTTTCCACGGTGAAGCCAGCTCATTTAAGTGAAAACCTCTTTTGTTGGGATGCTTTTTCCTAGCTATCCACTTCCCATTTTGGCTCTTCCATTCAAATTCGGTATGTCTTTCTTTGCATTTCTCACATTCCATTGTTGCGTCTTCAAACCTGATTTGTGCCCATCTTAGGGGTTGATAATGGCCACAGCTTGGGCATGGCAGGCACCATTGTTCCATGGTTGAATCCTCATATTCTGCCTCGATCCTGGATGCATCTTTGATAGTAGGTGTTGAAACATATACTTTCTTTTTATTCCAGAAAGTCGTTGTTCTTTTTGCAGCCAAAGAAAGGGGATCCCCTTCTGTTCCTGCACTAAGCGGAAAACGGTCAACCTCATCAGCTAGTAGTATTCTTACAGGCCTGCTCGAGAGCCCAGCCGGAGAGTTTGCGCCAATAAGTGTAATATGGCCACCGGGGAATTTTTTGTGCAGTAAAGTATTGTCAGAGTCTCGAGATTTAGCATCCTTTATCTTGCCGCGCAATACTGGGGTATCCCTTATCATGGGCGCAAGCCTGTCTTTTGAAAAAGCTTCAGCTATTTCCTTTGTAGGCAGCATGTATATCATTGGAGCCGGATCATAATCAATAAAATAACCGATTGTATTGAGTAATATCTCAGTTTTGCCTACTTGCGCCGATGACATGACCACTACAGTTTCAACTTCTGGATCGTTTATCGCATCCATAATTTCCCTTTGATAAGGTGCTCTGTCTGTTCTCCATTGACCGCTTTCTGCGGATGATTCAGGAGAAAGTCGTCTGTATTTATCAGCCCATTGTGAAACCGTTAATTTTGGTGGTGGGGCAAGGATTTTGGCTATTTTTTTAAATAGAGTAACGGTCTTATTCATCGTCATCGTCATCGCTCTCAATATCTTGCAAATACTTCGGACCGTAAAAAAGTTCTGGGTCATAATTAGATAGTTCTTTCAAAGCTTCGTATATCTCATTTTGTAACATGTCTTGTATCGTGGCTACGGTGTTTTGAGCAATTAGCATCGGTGCCAATTTTGCCGGCAATGCCAATAGCTTTGATCTAAAAGCCCCCAACATATCATTCATAACTTTTTCAACATCTGCAGAATGATGTAATTCGCCTTTTAGATGTGCAAGTTCCAGCTCTGCTTTTTCTCGTTTTGCTCTTTCATGAAGGAATTTTTCATAGTCCAGGTTTTCTTTAACTTTGCTACTATCCACTTCCGCTGAAGCAGCCGCTCTTAAAAAAGCTATATATTTTTTAAGTGAATCTTGTAAATCGTATCTGCCATGCCCTATTCTATCAATCACACCCTCCTCGACCAGCTGCCTGACTCGCCTTTCAGTGAGCCCGAAAATATTTGCAAGAACTTTTGTATTCACGACAAGGCCATCTATGCTTTTTAATTTCTTCGACATGATATCACCTACATTTGCGGAAGGAAATAGTCGATAAAAAATTTCTGAAACTAGACAAATTTTGGGGTCGCGAGGACCCGCAACTTGCTTGATTCTTCAGAAGAACCTATTTTCTTTTACATTTCATCCAAAAAATGTTATTATAATAGCAAAAGCACATAAGGGGTGATGTCAGTGTATAGGAGTATGAGGCGTAATGGTATAGTGATAGCAGCCGTAGTGTTGCTTACAGTGGTCTTGGCTATTGTAGGCTGTAGCTCCAAACCTGATACATCTAGTCCCGAAGCTCTATTAGAGTCTATATTCACATCTCCGAGAGATGATAAAAGTAGCGGCATGACAAATTATCAAATCAATGGCTCCGAGGCCACAATCGAATATAATTATTTTCCAGTCGGAATATCTCCTTTTGACGAAGAACTAGGAGTGCATTTATCTTCAAAAATCAAAGATTTATTTGAGCAAGATTATTTTGATAAAATTACTATAATTGCCAAAGGCCCATTTGACGACGGATATGGTAATTATAATTGGGTGCCTCTGATATCCTTCGAATTTACCAGGGAAATTTACGACAAAATAAATTGGGATAACTTCGTATCGCAAAACTTAGTGAAGATATCCCAAAATGTTAAATTTTATTAATGCCCATCAAGGGCTTTTTTTATTTTTTCGCCCTGGCCCCAGCTATAATGCCTTCTATGAACGGATAAAAAAGATATGGCGCCCAAAAGACTATAAAAAGGCCAGCCACCGCAATACGCTTCCATATCGGATCTTTTTTAGCTCTATTTATAATTCTTAAGCCAAAAAGAAGGCCAATTAATAAATAGGCGATAATAATGTATCTCATTAAACCACCCTCACATGTCTTTTTATATAAAAAGCACCGGGTATCCCCCCGGTGCTGATTTTACACATTTTCACTTACTATCATAATACCATGTCTATTTCGGATTTTTCGGATTGTGGTCAAATATTCCTTCTAAGTATTTATCATGAATAACTTTTCTGGGATAGCTCTCATCATGTTTTCCTATTTTCCTTGCTATTTGCAGCCAAGAAAGGCCATCTATGTATCTGTATTGAAATACTCTCCGGGTTCGGCTATCTGGAATTGTATCTATGAATTCCTCTATCTGCAGTTTTAGCTCCTCGCATGTATCTTTTCTTTTAGTCAGTAGTTTTTTCAGTCGTTTTAACCTTTTTTGCTTTTTCACATTAACCCCCTGAATATGGAATTGACGTTGGGTATAAGGGAATTCACTATGGGAGCCCCTAACACTATCATGTTCAATTCTATCGACTTGTGCTTCGAGTTTTTTAATATGTTTTTCAAGGTCTCGGATCTCGGCTTGCAGATCCGTATATTGCTGTAAAAGTTCTTTGTAGTTCAAAGCGCATCCTCTCCTTCCCCTGGCAACAATCCCCCACGGCCCGGTTTGGGCCTTTCCTGCATGAGATACTGATACTGCTTGTCCGCTCCGGAAATGTCTGCCGCCGTCAGAACCGTTTCGGTGACATCTTTTAATTTACTAACGAATGTTTCTATTGGCTCTTGCAAAATCAGTGTTATTTTAAGATATAAA